TAAGAATAAGTTATTTCATGATATACATTCTAGAATTTCTAAAGCACATAGTGATTGTGATATAAAGACAAAAGATAAAAATGTGAGGATGCATATTGATATAACACCTCCAGGATTTAACAAATTAGATTTTAGATTTGATCTATTAGATCAATTTCCTTACCAAGTAAAATTTAATCATACAACTACAGAAATTATAGTAAGTGATAAATATTTTAATAGTATATTTGATAGAAAAATACAGAAAGAAATTTTGACACCAACAGCATTTGAGCAAGAAGGTATCAATATATGGTTTCCATCTGAAGTAGATGATTTAGTTTTACGTTTTTTAGAGTGGGTTTGGCAACCACATAAGACTAGACATATTCAAGCAGTACGGGATAAATTTGATCATGCAGATGAATTTATTGATGTAGTAAATACGCATACAAATATTGATATCGATTATCGATATATGGAAGAGTTATTTCAAGAACTAAAACAAAAAGGGTTATAATGAAAGCAATAGTTTTAACGTGTGACAAATATCACCGCATAACAGATCTTATGTTAGAGACATATCAATCACTTTGGTCATCTAATCAATTAACATTCTTAATTCCATGGAATGATATTTTCCCAACTTATATAAAAGAAAAATGGGGTGATAAAGTCGAATTTATTCAAACACCTGTAGAGTTCAAACCTACTATAAATAATTTATTAGATGCAGTTGGAAATGATGACGAGTGGGTATATTGGTGTACTGATGATAGTTACCTTGTTGATATCGATGAAGAAGCAGCTAATGCAACTTATGATTTTGCTGTTAATGCAGCTGATCCATCAATATATTCAGTTATGTTCTATAATGGTCAATACGATAGAGCTCATAGAACATTTGATGCAAATGATTTTATTAAACATAATGACTATACATTTGTAAGGAAGAATAAAATAACATATCAATGGCAACATCAGTTTTGTAGAGCAAAAGTAATACGACGAATGTTTGACTGCCTAGACGAACCTGAGTTTCCAAAACAGATGGATCATATGCAAAAGGAAGAGAAATCACAGCATTTTTGGAATATGATAACTGAAGGTAAGTGGTACATATTAGATCAAAATGCAGTAATTATGGCTGAACCGACAAGTAGAGGAATGCTAACACAGAATAGTGTTGATACATTTACTAAATATGGATTAGAGTTACCTACAGATCAATTTGATGTCGGAGAAGCAGTTATATACAAGCAGTAAGGAGATTATTTATGAGCTTTCAGGTAGTAAAGGAATTTGAAAATAAGATTGCAGAATTTTTTGGATCAACTTATGCAGTAGCTGTTGATTGCTGTACACACGGAGTTGAACTTTGTTTAAGGTATGAAAACTTTAGTTATATAGAAGTACCAAGACGAACATATATTTC